ACCCGCTCTGCCAGAAACTATGGCAGATGCTTCCGAAGGACGAGATCGACCTTCGCGTGCGCTACGAATCGGGCGGCGGCTTCCGAGGATTCAAGGAGCCGCGCATCCCCTTCGTCGACGGGCCAGGTAAGGGCTCGGTGATCATCTTCGCGACGTACAAGCAGGGCGGGTCGCGCATCGCGGGCGGCGCCTACCATGGCGCCTACCTCGACGAGCCGCCGCCGGAGAAGGTGCTGGGCGAGGTGATGCCGCGGCTCTCGCGCTACCACGGATTCCTACGGATCTCGATGACGCCGACGCCGGAGTCGCCGCCGCTCGGGTACCTGAAGGATCTCCTCGACAAGGACGGGAAGCGGATCGCGAAGGAGCAGCGGTGGCGCGAACTTCAGACCTCGCTGACGCCCGGAGCCCTCACACTCCGCGGGGGGATCTTCGAGAGGCCATGGAAGACGCCGGCCGAGATCGACGAGCTCATCGAGAGCTACCTCGAGGTCGAGCGCGAGATGCGCGTTCACGGCTCCTGGGATGCGCTGGTCAAGGGCCGGTGGCTCACGAACTTTACCGACGCACACATCTGGACGGGCGAGCTCGGGAGCGAGCTGGCCGCCGGTGAGGGCGTGCGCGTCGCGGTAGGCATCGACCACGGCGCCAAGGCGGGCCGCCAGTGTGCGACGCTCGTGGTGTGCAGCCTCGACGGGCAGCGCGTCTGGTACCTCGACGAGGCCCGGTCTGACGGCCGAACCTCGATCGCCGAGGACGCGCAGGCCGTCCTCGACATGCTCGCGCGCCAGGGGTGGACCTGGGAGAACGTGGACTACTGGATTGGCGACCGCCCGCACGGCGGCGACATGCACGGCAACGACAAGAGCAACATCGACCTGCTCGACGCCTTCTCGCGCATCCTGAAGGTGCCGCGCGCCAAGCTCGTGCAGCGCGGCCTCCGCCTATCCTCGCCCCGAAAGTTCCAGGGCTCCATGGGCCGCGGCGTGCGGCTGATGAACAACCTGTTTCGGACGAATCAGGCGAAGGTCCACCTTCGCTGCCAGGGGCTGATCCGCGGCGCGAAGGAGTGGGAGGGGGACCTGCAGGACCCACTGAAGGACCCCATCGACTCCGCCCGCTACCCGACCGAGGTGCTCCGCGACGTGAACGTCCTCCGCCCCCGCGTGAGCGCGTCGAGCCCTCTCTACTGACCGCCGGCCGCGTGACAGCATCGCGGCGCACGAGTATGGTTCTCGCGTGCAGCACGCGTACAGCGCCCCGCCCATGCCAGGAGACCCCTGGGAGATTGTGCGGTGGACGCACACGCGTCTACGCCGCCGCCTGCTCGAGGGGCTCTGGTACGACGACCAGAGCGACCGCCTCCGCTCGCGATTCGGCCTCGTTCGTGCCGGCGCGATGGGGCGCCCGTCGCTGGCCAAGAACGGCCTGCGCCGCGTCGCCGACGAACTCGCGAGCCTCTACACGGAGACACCCAAGGCGCGCCACGCGACCGCCGGTGAGGTGACGGGGCTCCTCGGCCCCGAGGGGCTCATCACCCGCGCCGGGCTGTGGCCGCTCATGCGCCGCGTGCAGATGTTCACGCTCGGACTGCGGGAGGAGTTCGTCCGCCTCGACTGGGAGCCGCGGCGAGGTCTCCGCTACCGCATCGTCCACCCCGATACCGTCACGGTGCTGGCCCGCGCCTCGGACCCTGGCCGGCCCGTCGAGGTGCACGAGCTGCGGTGGCGGTGCATCGAGGGCATCGGGGAGCGCTGGGTGTGGGATGTCGTCTCGATCGCCGACGAGGACGCGCCGTTCTGGCGCGTCTACGAAGCGCGGGGCGACGGGAAGGAGGGCGAGGACTGGACCCAGGCCGCCCTCGGCGACACCTACTCGGGCGACGACTACCCCTTCCGGTGGACGCAGGGCGCGCGCGCCGGCCAGCCCTGGCTGCCCTACCCGCTCTACCACGCGGAAGCGACGGGCCAGCTCTGGGACCCGTGGGGCTGGATCGAGCTCGTCGAGGCCACCCTCGACCTCGGTTGTCTGTGGTCCTTCTGGCAACACGCCGTCATGCGCGCGTCGTGGCCGCAGCGGTGGGGGCTCGACGTGAACGTGGCCGGCGCCTCCATTGAGGAGGGCGACGGGGGCGCGCGCGTGGCCGTCCCGACCGATCCGACCTCACTAGTTAACCTCAACGCCGCACCCGGCGCGACGAATCCGCAGGTCGGGCAGTGGGGGCCGTCGGCGAACGTCAAGGAGCTGCAAGAGGCGATCTCCGCATTCGAGGGCGCCCTGATCTCCGTTGCCGGTGTGGACGCCGCCCACATCGTGCGCGAGTCCGGCGACGCATGGTCGGGCGCCGCGCTCTCCATCTCCCGCGACGGGAAGCGCGAGGCGCAGCGCCTGTACGGCCCGCAGTTCCGGCCGGTGGACATCGACCTCCTCGAGAAGAGCGCGTGTCTCGCCAACCTGTCGCGAGAGGTCGGTGAGGTCTTCCCCGAGGAGGGTTACCGCATCGACTACGCGCCGATCTCGCTCTCGTCGGAGGAGCTGGAATCCCGCCGCGAGCACAACAACGACCTGATCGCCCAGGGCCGCCGCTCCATCGTCGAGGCCTACCAAGACGAGCATCCGGGCGTGACGCGCGTCGAGGGCATCGCGACGCTAAAGCAGATCGCGAAGGACAACGACGAGTTCGGACCGGACGCAGATCCCGAGGCCGGGCCGGGCGCCGAGCCCGCCGTGGACGAGGCGGCGAAGGCGGCTGACACCGCGCTCAACGGCGCACAGGTGGAGGCAGCAGCCGAGATCGTCGCGCGCGTCTCTCGCCGCGAGCTGCCGCGCGAGTCCGGCGTGCAGCAACTCGTCGAGTTCTTCAACCTCGCCCCCGAGCGCGCCGAGCGCATCATGGGGTCCGTGGGCAGGACCTTCTTCGTCGAGACCCCGCAGCCACCCCCACCGTAGGAGCCGCCATGGCCAAGAAGCCAACGAAGATCGCAGACATCGTCGAGGACGTCGTCGACACCGGCAAGGACATCCTCGACGCGGCTGGCGCGATCGCCTCGGGCGATCCCGCGGCCATCGTGCGTGTCGCCATCGCGCTCCTCGAGAAGTTCCAGGCCGGGGCGAAGGCCTGCGAGGAGAACCGCGTCGCGCTCGAGCGCCTCCACCGCGCCCTCGCCGCGCTCGACCGCCGCATCGTTCGCCGCCGCGAGACCGGGAAGTCCGGCACCGGTGCCGCGTAGTCCACCACCACAGGAGATCGCCACCACCATGAACTGTCCCCACTGCTCCAAGGAAGTCGAGAACACCATCCCCAAGTCAGAGCTGATCGAGGAGCGCCGTCTCCGCCAGGCCGCGGAGACGAGGGGCGCACTCGCCGAACGCCACGCCACCGAGAACGCCGAGCTCAAGACGCAGCTCGCCGGAAAGGACGTGGCGCACGGCCGCGACATCCACCTCCTCGGCTCCGGACTGAAGGACATCGCCGACCCGCAAGTGCGCTCCGCGTTCCTGCAGGCCTACGAGGGCCAGACCGCCATCGAGGGCGGAGAGGCGGACCTCGGGAAGTACATCGACGCGCTGAAGGCGGACCCCACGAAGGCGCCGATCCTGCTGCGCGCGTTCGTGCCGGTGGCGGGCCAGCAGCAGGCCGCGCCCGGCCAGCCGGCCCCGAGGCTCGGCACCGACGGGAAGCCGCTGCCCGACCCGAACAAGGGGGCGCGGCCCGTGAACGGAGCCCCGCCGCCGGTGACGCCGGAATCGGTGAAGGCCATGTCGAACCAGGACCTGCTCAAGCAGCTTCCGGCCATGGCGCAGTCAAACCCGGAGCTCGCCGGGGCCTCGCGGTTCGCCGGCATACTCGAGCGCGCAGGGCAGTCGGGCCAGAGGTCGCCATAGTTGACACCCCGCGGCGGCCGGTGTAGCACTACGTCATCGCCTCGGGTCGTCTCCGGTAAAGGACGGAAGGGCTTCACCCCCACGGAGAGCCCTCCCCCATGGCGAACGAACTCCTCACTTCCGGCACCTTCGGCGGCAACACCCTCGTCGCGGAGGTCCACTCCCGCCTCGTCATCCTGGCCCTTGCGGATCGTTACTCGCTCCGCAACCACATGGCGCTCGTCCGCCTCGGTGAGGATCTGATCGGCTCGACGACCGAGCACATCAGCATCTACAGCCTCGACGGCGTCGACTCGATGTCGAGCCCCACCGAGATCACGGCCGTGGCCAACACCACGATCACCACCGCGGAGGCCACCGTGGCGCCGGCGCGTCGCGGCCTCGCCTACGAGTACTCCGACCACCGCCAGGCGGTTGACGCCGACGGGGTCGTGAGTAGCGACCGCCTCGCGATGTCGATCGTGTCCTCGGCGGCGATGACGCTCACCGACCTCATCGCCCAGGAGGGCGACGGCTTCACGCAGGTCGGCACGACGGGCGTGAGCTTCACGCACGACACCTTCCTCTCCGCCCAGTTCGCGCTGAAGCAGGCGAGCGTCCCCGGCCCCTACCTCACCGTCCTCAAGGCGAAGCAGTTCACGGACTGGCAGAACGACCTGGAGAGCCGCGGCGGCGTGACGCAGTGGCGCGCGGCGACCGAGGAGATGCAGATGCTCCGCGGCCCCGGCTTCGAGGGGGCCTACAACGGCATCGAGGTCGTCACCTCGTCCAAGGTGCAGTCCATCAACGCGGCCGCCGACTGGGCGGGCTTCATGTTCGGCCGCGGCGCGCTCGCGTACAAGGAGCTTCGCATGGCGAACCCGCCTCGCAGCCAGATCGTCATCCTCGACGTGGGGGGCGTGATCCGCATCGCCGAGTCCCGTACCGAGGACTCCGCGAAGACCAAGGTCACCGGCCACTACTACGTCGGCACCGTCACCCTCGAGACCGGCCGCGGCCGGACCCTCATTTCCGCCCAGTAGGAGCCGCATGTCCGCCACCGTGCCGGCACCCACGCAGTCCCCGAACACCGCCCCCGCGGATGGACGGGATCCCGAGCCGACCACTCGGGGCGTCGCGGTGCTCTACAACTTCGAACCCGCCGCGCCCTTCGTCTACATGGCGCACCCGCGCCATTACGACGTGTTCCCCGTGGAGGGCGCCCACGAGATCCTGCCGGCGCTCCGGCAGTTCCACCTCATCCCCGGCGTCTCCGGCGTCCGCGAGACGGAGATGGTCGTCGACAACGTCGCCCGCGTGGTGGCCGATCCGACGAACGCCATCGCCCAACTCGTCCGCAAGGGCTGGGTCCAGGTGCCCGACGGCTGGGAGGTGACCGCCTTCGGCCAGAAGAAGACGGGCTACTTCCACATCTACGACGGCACGCGCGGGCGCATCTGCCTCCCGCGCTGGGTGCGGCTCTACAACCTCGGCGACGCCTGCGAGATGGCGCGCGACGAGGACGGCTTCCGCGAGTTCCAGCGCCGCATCGCGAATGAACTCCTCCCGCCGCTCGACACGGCCGTGAGGAAGGCGCTCCACCAGAAGCTGCTCGGCCTTCAGCGCCAGGTGGCCGGGCGCGACCCCAGCCGCGGCGTGGCCGGCGCGGTGGCCGGCGAGCTCCAGGCGAAGCTCCGCGTGTTCGACGGCGGAAAGCCCCCGAGGGGTAAGACGGCGGGGGGGGCGTAGATGCCGCTCCACGACGGCGAGCTCCCCGGCGTCCGCAGGACGATCGACGAGATGGTGAAGCAGGAGCGGGCATCCCGCCCGTCCGTGCCCGCACATCAGATCGAGCGCGAGATCCAGAACATCGCGCTCGACTACGACCGGAAGGTGCGAAGCGGCGAAGAGCCGCCGCCCGTCCGTCGTGATGGACAAGGGAGGTAGGTTATGGCTCTCGCATCGCTCCGTCCGTTCCAACGCGTCAAGAAGGCGCTCGTCGGCTTCGGCCTCATCCTCCGCACCTCGGCGACGAGCGTGCTCTCCAGCGACCCGACGATCACGTCGGGCACCGCCGCGCCGACGGACGCCGAGCCGAACGGCTCGACGTACCACCGCACCAACGGCCAGATCTACAAGCGCACCGGCGGCGCCTGGGTCAGCGTCGCGGACGCCGAGGAGAATGCCGACGTTGTCATCCCGTGCACGCACGCGGACTTCGTCGCGGTCTCCGGTACCTGGGTGCGCACGCGGACCTCCCAGGCGACCTACCGGATCCGCCGCACCGCCTTCGCGGCGACCGAGGCCATCTCCATCGAGATCCCGGTGTCACGCCTGCGGACCACCGCACTGAAGGGGCTCAAGCCGACGAGCGTGAAGATCCAGTACGCGATCAGCACGGCGGACGTCGTCGACGTCACGGTGGTGGCCGCGCGCACGGTGATGCCGACGACGGGCAGCCCGGTCGCCCCCGCGACATCCCTGGGCGCCGTGGTCTACGACACCGCCCACGACACAGCGGCCGAGCGCAAGGCCGTCGGCGAGCATACGCTCCAGGCCAGCTTCACCGGCGCCGGGTACCTCACCGACGGCTTCATCAGCATCGAGATCACGGTGGACAGCACCGGCCTCGCAACGCCGGTGTTTGATCTCTTCCAGGTCCAGCTCGTGGCCAGCGAGACGATCACGGACGCGACGTAGTCGATGGCCTACGCCGCCACCATCGCGAAGGTGCGCCTCACGGTCGGGAACCGGGAGCACCTCATCGTCACCGTCACCGAGACGGGCGTGACGGGAGCCACCGACGAGACGACGCTGCCGGACCTGCCGCGCATCGGGCATGTCACCGAAGTGGACGCCGTCCTCACCGCGGGCGGTGGCTCGGCGACGACCATCGACACGCGCATCGGCGAGTCGACCACAGCTGCGGATGTCCTCGACAACGGGACGCCGGCCGCCACGATCCACGACACGAGCAACGGCCGCCGGTACACGAAGACCGACGGGAAGCTCTACCTCTCCTCGCGCGCCAACGGCACGACCACCGGCGTCGGGAACATCGTCACGCGCATCACCATCGCCCTCGGGCACCTGTGAGGTAGACCTTGGCCGTCTCCACGAAAGTCCAGCTCACGATCTTCGCGCTCGAATCGCTCGCCGCCGACCTCGGCACCGCGACGATGCCCCACCGCATTGAGTTCCCGCTCCCCGCCTTCAACGGCGGGAGCAACGAGTACGAGAGCGGGACGACCGACAACAAGTTTGACCTCGTCTGGTCCGACAAGCGCACGCTCGTCGCGACATCCGAGGATCTTGACCTCCGCGGCGTGCTCACCTCCGAGCTCCGCGGCGCCGTGCAGAATTTCGTTGAGGTCTGCGGGATCTTCATCATCAACGAAGCCACCGCGCCCGCGTCCGTGCTCATCGTCGGCAACGGCACCAACGCCGCCTTCGCCGGCCTCTTCAACGCCGCCGCCGACCGCATCAAGGTGCCGGCCTCCGGCATGTTCGTCTGGTTCGCGCCGCTCGACGGCGGAGGGTTGTCGACGACCGCGACCACCGCCGACATCCTCAAGATCGACGCCGGCGCCGCCACGATCGCCTACCGCGTGGGGATCATCGGCAGGTCCGTGTGAGCCTGGCTGACGATCTCTACACCCCACGCTTCGTCGGGCCGGAGCTGCTCGAGCGGGGTCGGAACAACACGATCACCTGTCCTGTGTACCGGGACGGCGTGCTGGTGGCGCCGACGCCGGCCGGCTCCACCGTCACGGTGAAGAAGCCGGACGGAACAACGCTTGTGGCGCCGACGGTGACGGTGGTCGATTCGGTGGCGACGGCCATCGTCACCTCGGCTGCCCTGTCGGGGCAGGCGTTCGCCTTCGGCTACCGCGTCGAGTGGAGCCTGGTCCTCGCGAGCGGGAGCCCGCGGACGCTCGACAACCTGGCGAGCGTCGTGCGGCGCGCCCTCTTCCCGGTCATCACCGACCTTGACCTGACCGAGCTTCACCCTGATCTCTCCCGCCAGCTCCCCGACGGGACGGCGAGCTTCCAGACTTGGATCGACGCAGCCTGGAACATGACGCAGACGCGGCTAATTGCGAAGGGCAACCGCCCGAACCTCATCATCGAGCCCTACGCGCTCCGTGAGTACCTGCGAAATCGCACCCTCCACCTCATCTTCCACGCCGGCGCCACGAGCCGCGCCCCCGATGGTCGCTACGCCCAGCTCGCCCAGCACTACCTCGAGCAGTCCGAGGCGGCGTGGAAGGACCTCAACTTCCTCTACGACGACGACGACAGTGGAGGCGCCGACACGCGCCGCCGATCCGCCCAGCCGCAGACTTTCCTCGCCGCGCCCGAGGCCGACTTCTACGGCGGCGACGGCTACCCGCGAGGTGTCCGGTGATCGTCGAGGTCGACGAGGTGCGCCGCCGGTTCGCCGCGCGCGTCGACACGCTCGACGGTTTCCGCGAGGCCGACGGCCCCTTCGATCCCGCGAGCGCGCCCGACGGCCTGGCGGCGCGGCCGTTCTCCCTGCTCGTTCCCGCGTCGCTCCCGAACGGGACGCGTGATCGCTCGCTGGGCGCCATGGAGATCGTGACGCGCGCGGTGCTCCGCATCAACGCCCCGCTCAAGCCGGCCGCCTCCGCGAAGCTCGGCTCCCTCGACGACGAGCTCCGCATGGAGTCACGGGTGATCCGCGAGCTGATGAAGCAGGGCGACGACTGGACCCGCGGCCTCCGCATCTCCTACGCCGGCAGCGACCGCACCGTGCTCCCCGGCGACGAGTGGCTCCAGACCGACCTCGCCTTCGATGTCGCCCACATGGTGCAGTTGTGAGCCTCCTCGACGAGCTTGTGCCGGGCTGGACGGGGATGGACCTCGCGGCCTTCCGGCTCGCGTTGCAGTCCGTCCCCGGGCGCCACCGACCCCAGCTCCGCGCTATCTTCGAGGCCGAGCTCACCGCCCGCGCACCCGCTGCTCCGACCCCGACGCCCCGCGGGCGCCGGACCACCCGCTCGTAGGAGACCTGACCCATGGCCGAATCCCTCATCGCCAAGAACGCCCGCGACGGAACCATCGCGATCATCAACGCCACGCGGACCTACACGGTCAGCGTCGAGCAGGGGAACTTCGCCGCCACCGGCGCGAACGAGGGGAACTACGAGACGACGCCCATCGAGGACCGCGGCGAGTTCTCCCATTTGCGGCGGACGAAGCGGAAGTACGTCCCCTTCACCTTCACGGCGTGGATGCGCGACCTCGTCGATGGAACCGATCCGACGCTCGTGGGCATGGCGCTCCGCAAGGGCGTGCACGCCACCGACGTCGGCCAGGGTGGCGCCAACGCCGAGGTCTACACGGTCGACGTGCGCTGGACGGTCGACGGGACGACCCACGGCGACGCCGCCAACCACGTCGCGACCTACGAGGACTGCCGCGTGGACGCGGTCGACTTCACCGAGGCCGAGGACAAGAACGTGGTGACGATCTCGGGCGTCTGCTACGGGACGATCACCTACACCTGATCGAGGGGGTCGCCACCATGGCCGAGAACGGACACACCACCATCTCGCTCGGCGGCGAGACGTTCCGCGTGCTCGTCCCGCCGAGCTTCGCCGAGCGCGAGGACATCGCCGTCGCGTGGAGGAAGGCCACGACGATGGCGCTCTCTCGGCGCGTCTACGGCATGACGCTCGGCCTGTGCGTGCCCGGCTTCGCGAAGGAGGCGAGCGCCGACTACAACGCGCTCGACTGCGACGGCGTGCGCTTCGGGCGCCTCGTCTACGACTCCCTCCGCTCGCGCGGGTTCTCCGCCGAGGAGATCACCCAGGCGGCGACCGTCTGCTACAAGGTCTGCATCGAGGCCCTCTTTCCGAGAAAGGAGGAGGTCTATGTCCGCGAGGGTTTTTCCGGTCCCGCCGCGGCCGCGCCGACCGAGTAGCCATCGGTCTCGGCGTGCGGTTCGGCGGGCACCCCCACTGGTTCTACGGGCTCACGCGGAAGGCGCAGGTCGACCTCATGGCGTGGGATCTTGCCGTCACCTCGCCTGCGAATCAGCCGCGCGGTCGGAGGCCGATGTCGATGGATGAGATGGCCCGACTACCCCAGGTGAAGGCGACGCCGGAGGCGCTCGCCTTCTGGAAGGGGGCGTCGTGACGCCGCTCGGCTCCAAGAGTGGGCGCGTCTCGAAGTTCAGCCGCGGCGCACGCCTCGCGGCCGTCTCCTCATCCGCGCAGCGGGCCGCCGGCATCCACGCCACGAATGTCTCCAACGTCGTGAATGAGCTCCTCGCCCGCGCCCTCCCCGCGCTCCATGCCGCGGTCGATGGACACCTCCGTCCGCTGTTCGACGAGGCGGTGAAGCGGTGGCCGGTCGATACCGGCTACTCGCGCTCACGCCTCCGCCTCGATGCGCGCGTGGCCGGAGACAGCGTCATCTACTCGATCACCAACGACGCGTCCTACGCGTACCTCATCAAGTACAAGCAGCGCCCCGGCGAGTCCCCGGTCGTCGAGAAGCTCATCTTCCGTCCTGCGGCGCGCGCGGCCGAGCGCATGGCCCAGGCGGCGGCGAAGGAGCTCTCCCGATGAGCAACGGCATCGCGCGGAACATCAGCCTCAACGTCGTAGGCCAGGTGCGCGACTACGCCACCGAGCTCGCGAAGCTCGAGGGCATCACCGCGGCCGCGGCGAACAAGGCGGCCGTCAAGCTGCTCGCGCCGCTGACCAAGGCGCAGATCAAGGCAGGA